ATAATTAGTTATTAAAAAATATTTGGCTATCATCTTCCGTGACTACAAATTCTCCGCTCTGCGTTATCAAGTACGATATGCCACTTCGAGGTCTAATGATGATCCGTGACAGGCCATCCTCGGTAACTACCCAGTCGCCGTCCTCGGTTGCAAGGAACATATACGAGTTCACAGGGCGACATGACACGAATTTAAGGGTGAGTGTGAACTGGCACCACACGCCCCCGCCGGGGAGGATGTGGAAACTTTGAACGCTTTGTTTGCTATAAAAACATTCATACTCCGCATTCGTTTCCTCTACGTAAAACTTGTGGAGTTCGGGTTTGAGGAGAACAGCGAAAAGTGCGTTATAACGCGCCCAAAAATCTGCTACTGTATAGGTCTTGATTAGGAGGTTCAACGACACGTCTTTAGGCTTAAAATATACCTCCTCCGCATCGTATTTCACGCCTGCCTCTCCCTTTACCTTTATAGTGAGATTTTGTTTCACTTGAGGGGCTTTTCGAAGGTCGTTATGACTGCCCTGCAGAATGTACACCCCGAACTGGGACATATCCACTCCGTCGAGTTCATAACCGAACTGCGCGACACCCGATTCCCCAAAATCGAGGGGAGCAGCGGTCGGGACTTCGGGAAAGTCGTCCGCAAATGTCAACGTCATCTTTCCGAGAGTGACGTGAGAGGCAAACGATCCGTTGGTTGTCATTCGGAGTTTCCAAGTCCTCCCGAGGGCTGGCACATTGAAATCGTGATAAGCCCCTTGCGAGAGCGTATCAAAAAAGTCTTCCGCGTAGCGCACATTCGAGATACAAAACGAAATTTGGAGTGTACGGGTATCAAGGACAGGGGCGGTGAGGTCGTATTCCTCCCCGTCCTCGTCAGGCCAGTCGGTACTTTCTATTGTCTTGAACGGTGGGTACTGAATAAGTTGTTTCAAGGCCCCGTTCTCAACATACACGCCGAAGTCGAGATATGCGTCGCTGTTATCTATCAGTAGTCCACCTGTCGTCATAATATCACAGCATTGTCGCTTCTATTCCTTACCACCGTACAGCCATTCTCGGCCTCTAATCGGACGACAGCCCATTTAGAGGCGTTAACAACGGCTACGCCTCCGTGCAGGCAAACGATGTTGTAGCGTCTCGTTTCGGAGCAATTTACGACTGCGGTAGTTCGCCCTATCAACAGCACTTTGTCTTTCGGATTATCGAGCGTGATAGTTCCTGCGTCGATATATATGCCGAAGCGTTCGGGACGGTCTGATTTGAATATGCGGAGGGTAGCAAGGTTAGGGAAATGATACCTCATACAAAACTCGACAGCCTGCGGTGACTTATAGAGTGCGGCCAGTTGTTCCAGGCTTTCGTTACCCTTGAACATCTTGCAGTCGCGGTAGGCGGCTGCGAGATTATCGAGGGAACGCTGTTCGCATTGCCGTTGCGCCTCGCCTTTGGCTATTACCCACTGGGCATATATTGATTTGATAATTGAGTTATCCATTGCTTATTATTTTTTGAGTTTCATTCCCTGCGTATTAAAGTCATCGAGGTTGTCGCGCATCGCTTTCACGTTGCGCTCCACGCTCTCCAGTCGAGTATTCATGGCCTCGGTATGTGCCTCAATGGCGATTACTGATGAAAGGATTGCCGAGGTGTTAGCCACGAGGAGTTTAGAGTTTTCGCTGATAGAGAATGTATGGCTCTGAATGGTAGTGGCGCGGGCGTTGAGTTCGTCCACGCTATCCTGCGAAGCTGTGGCAATACCATTGCTCACGCCCTCACGCTCTGCGTCGCCAGTCAAGAACTCTTTGAGTTCGTCGGGAATAGCAGCCCATACTTGCTCCATTGTGCTTTCGATTGCGAAGAGGTCGTTCATAAAGTTGCTCATGCTATCCTTTACGCCCTCCGCTCCGACAAATTGACCGTTCTTAAACCACTGCGCCTTGTATTTGTCGAACACTTTGCCGATCTCGCCCTCCAACATATTCTGCACAAGCATTTTCTTGACAATATCAGAGGTGATTTCCTTAACCTTATCGCCCCATGCTTCGGCTGCGTTCTTGCCGTTCTCGAACGCCTCGAAGAATGCGTCAGATAGCTCCTCGGAAATTTCCTCGGCAGAGCCTCCGATGATGTCTTCCATCATGTCGTCAACAAGAGCCTTTGCCTGCGCTCCGAGTTCCTCGATTTTGCGTTCCCACTCGGAGATTTGCCCCCAGTCGGTGTCCTTTTTGTCTTTCTCGTTGTCGATTTGCTCTTGCACAAGTATCTGCTGCTCACTGATGTTTTTGAGCTGCTCGTAATAGTCAGAGTATCGATTATCACCGAGAGCCTTACCCGAAGTGTAACTCATCTTCTCGTACTGAGAAGCAAGTGCTTCTACTGTTTTTGCAAGTGCGCCTTCGTCCTTACTTATTTGACCGAACGCTGCTTTCCATATCACAAACCAATTTTCAGTTGCCGCCGCTGCTTTTATGAGTTCAATACGGGTCTCGTAGATAGCCCGACGAACACGAACAAGCGAAGCCCCGTACTCTTCATTCATGAGGACAATGTCTCGATTATCGAGTTCCCACTGTAACTGGTCGATACGGTTTTGCAGGTGTTCAATTTCCTCCTGCTTTTCTTCGTCGTCGTTGAATAGGTTGGCAATGGCGGTAGCAATCTGCAACGCTGCGGAGATAACTGCAAGAATGACGGATGCTTTTTCCACCGTCTGAATGGCAGTAGAGGCAGCTGCGGCTGTGCCTGCCATAGCCGCCCCCGAAGAGTTAGCAAGGGTTACAATACCGTTTATCATTTGGAGGGCAGACGTGGAGATTTGCCCTGCGACTTTAAGTATTTCGCCTGCCGTTCCTCCGACTGCTTCGCCGATGTCGTCGAATGCTCCTGCACATTCATTAAGGGTACTGTACAGGTCTTGCCATTCCTTGATTGTACGCTTTTTAGGGGCAAGTTCGTCGGTCGCTTTCTGCTTCTTGACAGTATCACTGAGTTTATTGACCTTCGCACGAGCCGTAGCCAGTTCAGTGCTATTTTCCCCGTTATTTTCGAGGGCTGCAAGTTCCTCTTGGGCTTTCGCAAGCAGGTCTTCAAGTTGCTGTAAGGTCAGTACCCCGATAGCATCGCACCACGCTTGGTATTGCACCTCACGGGAGGCGAATTGCTCGTCAACGGCTTTCAGCGCCTCCTGCTCTTGACGGTCGAGTTCAGCGACGTTACCCTCGGACACACCCGATTTAAGCCCAGTGTGGTTGCCCTTGTCGTTATAGTTATACATTTGCTCCCGACGCTTGGCGTAGTCGTCGGTAATTTTTTTGCGTTGCTCCTCGTAGGTAAGTACATCGCTCAACATCTTTTCAAGGCTTTCACGGTTAGCCATAACCCGGATTTCCTCTGCGATTCGGGCGTACTCTTTGATCATCGCCTGCTGTTCCGAGGAAAGGCCTGCGGCCGTTACCGTCGAGCGGTCGAATGTCAAGCCCTGTTCCTTGGCCTTGGGGTTCTCGTTTTCCCACTCCAACTCTCGCGCATCTTGCAGTTCCCGCACCATGTTGGCCTGACGTTGCTTGTTAGCCTCGACGAGGCGCTGGTAATTGAGCTCGTTTTGGGCGAGTTCCTTTTCCAATCCCTCTTTCATCCCGTCAATCCGAGCCTGCTCGATGTCAAGTTCGGCCTGACGCGCGGCCTGCGCTACGTTTTCAGCGTAGGCGTCCAATTTTTGTTGCCTGTCCGCCGCTCTGACAGCTTCTGCGTTCTCGTCCTTTGTTTCGCGGGTGTCGGCGGCCATCCCCTTGCTGACACTGTATGCGTCTATCTTCTTCTGTGCGTCTGCAATGTTCTTGCGAATACGGGCGGCCTCTTCAGTTTTCAACTGCGCGTCGGTCATCGCGTCGAGCAGCCCCTGCTGCTCTTTCCGATAGTCCTCCCAATACTTCTTGTTCTTGACAACCTCCACAACCGCCTGTTTCTCGTCGCCCTCCTGTTTGGGGGCGTCGCCGAACCGGCGGCGCGCTTCTTCCGTCTCGCTATTGTACACAGATTTCGCCTTGCGGGCTTCCGATATGGCGTCGCTGATTGCATTCGTCGTATAGCTGTAAGCCCCGATGCCGGTGTCCGGATCCCCCTGTATGTGGTGTTCTTTATCGAACTCGCTGACAATTTTTTTGAGTTCCTCGCTCATTTCGGCGCTGCCCTCAAGTACACCCATCAATTGCCAATAATAGGTTTCGGCGAGGGCGATGCCATCCTTGCCGGTTTTATAGTCGAACTTGTCTTTCAGCGCCTTGTATATTTTGTCCTTTGCATCGGCCTCCTTTTGGGCATAGACATCGGCCGCATCTTTTGTGGCCGCCTCAAACGCACGGGCCTTGGCTGCGTCCTGTGCCGCTTTCGTGACAGCCTTGTAAGCGGCCTCGACATCTGCGAGCGATTGCACCTCGGAGCTTAACCCTTTCAAATAGTCGCCGTACTGATTGAGGATGGCCTGCTTGGCTGCCTTGTACTCGTCCGTGCCTACCTTGGCCTCTTTCAGATGGGCGAACAGGCTGTCAATCTGCACACGCTCCGAGGCGATTTCCTTATTCATGTTTGAAGTCGTCTTGTTGAGCCGCTCCTGCGCTTTCTCGGCGTCAGTCTGATAGGTGACGAGTTTATATATGCCGTATGCCAGCGCTGCGACGGCCGCTGCCGCCAGCACATACGGGTTTTTCATTATTATCGCATTGAGCAGGCGCTGCGCCTTTTCGACGAGCAGCAACGCGTTGTAGTGAGCCAACTCTGCCGCAGTCCAACCGGCCGTCAAGGATGCAGAAATGGATTTCAGGGCATTAATAGTAATCAATGCTGCCTTGTAGACGCCATACGTTGCGATAAGTTCGGCGATAACCTCTCCCACCTTCTCGTAGCTGTTCACAAGGTCGGTTGCCGTCTGTATCGAGCCTAAAATAATACCCTCGGAGTTTTTGCCTATCGCGTTGAACATATCTTCGATTGCGCCATCCAAGTTTGATATGGCACCCTCGATACCTTTGCTCTGCTGTTCCAGCATTCCGTAGAACTTTCCTCCCTCCGAGGTTGCGTCCATGAACGCCTTTTTAATCATTTCGGCCGATATTGAGCCGTCCTCCATTTCCTTTTTCAGCGTACCGATTGACTTGCCCGTCTGCTCGGATATGACAGCCAGGGGGTTGAATCCGGCGTTAATCATCTGCAATAGGTCTTGGCCCATAAGTTTTCCGGTCGACGACATCTGCGAGAACGCCAGCGTCAGCGAATTGAACTTCTGGGCATCGCCCATACTGATGTCGCCGATAGCCCGGAGGATAGACATAACCTCTTGTGCAGCGACATTAAACGACAGAAGCGTTTGTGCCCCCTTGGCGAGGTCACCCATCGCCATAGGGGTTTTGACTGCGAAATCACGAATTTCGGCGAACAATTTGCGCCCGTATTCTTTCCCCGCGAGTATTTCAAATGATTTTTCGAGGCTCTGAATCTCACCGCGTACATTGACGACTTGTTGGGCAAAGATCTTGGCCTGCTGGATAGAGAACACACCGACAAGAGTTCGCCCTATTCGGTTGAACGCCTTGTCAATTCGGTCGCCCTCCGCCTCGGCTGCCTTGCCGATGTTGTGCAAGATGTCGCGGGACTGCGCAGCGTCGTTTTTCAGTTCCGAGTTATCGAGCCTTATGCCGTAGTATGATTTGCCGTCGTTGTTGTTCATTGTTGCAGCGGTTGTCAATCACCAAAAAATTTCGCTATCTTATCCTTGTTCGCCGGATCATCGCCGTTGATGACGACATCCTTTCCGAACATCTTGTTGCCTCCGTCTTCCTTGTCGTCCTTTTTGCTCTTGTAACTCGGCAGGACGGAGCAGTACATCATCACATTGACATAGCTCATATCGTACAGGACATAGTCAAACGGCAGGTTGAAAGCCTTTGCCGTACCTGCGACTACTGCCCAAATGCTGTCGTTTTTTCCACTTTCGTCTGTCGCAGCAGGTTTACATCTATCAGGAAAGTGGTAAGCCCGAAAAAATCGGCAAACTGCATTTTCATCAACAACTGACTCGTCAGCGTGTGGAGTTCGCGCGGCGTAAGGTCTTCGAGCAGGGCATCTGCGAGCTCCTGTTTGTGGTCAATGATCTGCTCCACTTCCTCGTCACGTTTGTAGCGGATAAGTCCCCACAGAATGCGTTTTTCTTTTGTTTGTCGTACTTTCACTGTTTCCGTGAGGTGTTTTGCCCCAAGGATAAAAATAGCCACGATTTCGCCCAAAACCCGGCAATAACGCGCGGCATACAGACTGTCCTCGACGACCTTTTCATTTTCGAGTTTTATCTGCGGCATTTGCGAAATAGCCTCCGACACGAGGATCAGGGTTGCCGTGCTCGGAGGATAGAATTGATATATCTTGTCGCCGACCTTGATTTCCTCGGGCGTCTGCAAGATCGCCCCCGCGACTTTCGATTCAATGGTTCCCATAATGCTGTCGTTAAAAAGTTCGGTGCGGGAGGGGGATTTGAACCCCCGACCTCTGCCTTATGGGAGCAGCGAACTACCGACCTGTTCTATCCCGCATATCGGAGCGGATTTTAGACACCGCCGCCCCGTCGGTGTGGGGAGATGTTTTAGGCGTTGAGCTGTTCTTTCGTGAACTTCTTGACCGTATTGCCGGTCTTGGGCTTCAGGCCGCGAGCCTTGTATAGGCGGAGGATGCCGTCTGCCACCGTGTATGTCTCAGTGACGCGCACGACAGCCTTGTCGATCTGTCGACCCTCGCAGGCGTCATCCATCGGCAGGAAGCGGAAAGCGTGTTCGCCGGGGATAAGACCGTCTTCGTCCTCGAAAACCGATGTGCGGCCCTTTTTCACGTACTCTTGGAACTGCATCTCGTAGGTGTTGGCGTCGAAGCGTACATCAACGAGGCCGCCGCCCTCCTCGGGCGCGGTATGCTCCGCTCCTTCGGTTGCAGTAATTTGCAGGGTTCCCTCTTTCGGAGTCTCGATGTCTTTCCACTCGCCCGAAGTGGCCGGTGCTCCGTCGACCGATGGCTTCGTCTGAAACAGCGAGGGTTTACCCCAAGAAATTGTTGCCATAATTTTCTGTGTTAAGTTGTTGCACTAAATTGTTACTTGTTCATCGTCTTCGCCGTAGTATCTGTACGCGAGCTTCACGACAACGAAGTGCTGCCGGATTTCGGCCTCTTCTTCCGTGCAGATTGTCTGTTGCAACCGGAACAGATAACAGGACTTGGCAGCAGACAGGCTATCAACCCATTCGGCTGCAAGACGCTCCAATTCCTCGGTGCGCTTTCCGTCCTCGACGAACACGCCGTTTTGGTACGGGTCAATATCCGGGACATAGATGTTCACGGTAACCACACCCGTTTGCACCTCACCGGCCAGCCCCGCCGTGAAAATGACGATAGCGTCCTCCGCTCTGCTGTCTCGTGGACGGTAACCGTTCCGATAGACCCCACCCGAAATCATCGAACAAAGGGTGCTGCCTTTCAGAAGCCGGTAAACATCGCCTTGTACCTGTTTGCCTGTCTTTGCCATAGTTCCTGTTATGCTGTTATTCCGAGCTGCTTCAACATCTTCGGGACGAGTTCTTCGGCGAGCAATTCCGAACTATCGAGGACATCATATCCCTTGGCGGAAACACACGATGCGTAGTTCATACCCGCCACAACGATAAGGACAATGCCCGTTGGGAACCGCCTGACGAGTTCTTCGGCGAAAGCCTTGCCGGCTGTCTGTCCCGTAACCCTGTCCGATCCTTTTTCGGAGAGGGCGAAGCTACTTATCTTAACGATGCTCCCGTCCACAGCAATGACATAACCAATGCTGCTTCGGAGGTTGCCCGTTTGGTCTTTGTACGAATCTGTCGAGCGAGCCTTATTAAGCACCTTTTCTCCAATGACGGATAGGTTATATATAACAGCCTGCACGAGACGTTCGGCGCGTGCTCGTACATACTGCTCTATCTGCCCGCTTGGGGTGAGGTCTTTTATCGGCATTACTGTTTTGCTTGTTATTTATGGCGAATTTCGCTTGTGGCGGGCTTTTATTCTGTTGTGGTATAATTTATCCACTTGAATATTTGACGCCGCCAAATGGGCGCATTTCGCGTTAAATGAAAATCCGTATTTCGCAGACCGCTTGCAAAGGCTCTATCTGAATCACGGGGAACTCCCCAACGACGCGTCCCGATAAGGTCGTGAGCCTTACCTGTTCGGCGTCGAACGGTTTGCTTTCCTCAATCAGCACAGTGTACTGTGCCAACTTGAAGTGCTCGCCGTTTACCCGTCCGAGGTTGTTGTACTTGTTAGCGAAGTACTGACAAGGTATCGGGGAGCTCCATTCGACGGCCTCGGGCTTCTTGGGATAGCCCGTTTCGGGGTCAATCGCCGCGCCGTCGGTCGTCTTCCGTTTGATTTCAATAGTGCCATTTGCGATAATCATAGCCTGTCGCCTTTGTATCCGTAAATGGGTCTTGTTGCTACACTGCCCTCCCCGAACTCCTTGTATAACCCACGGGCGCGGATGCGAAACTGCGTCCGCTGTTCATCCGAGAACGAGTAGGACTGCCCACCCTGTGCAATGTCCGGAGCGTATGAAAGCCACAGGAGGAGGTCAGCGAGGGCGAGGTTGTATGCCTGCCCCCGCAAGACTTCCTGTGTGGTTTCGGCCGTCAGCGTGAGCCCCCTGTCCGTCGCCACGCCGTCAAGGGTGCGAAGGGGAACAGGGTAGGCGCTCACGCCTTGGAGAGTTTCGAGGATTGTTGTCATAGCCACTCATCGTTGACGATACTACCACGATACTGCGTCCGTGCGGACATAGACATTGCGGTAAGCCGTGTCGAATACGGGCACGGCGTCGGCCTGTCCGATTGTTACCTCACTCGTCGGCTCGACCGTGCCGTACTTCTTGACGATAGTGTGGGCACGCTCCGCCCGGAGGATGAGGTCGCTGTTCTCCCGCAACATATCGTACTGCGTAGTTCCGAGGCGCTCGGTTTCCGACAGAATGAGGCGGTTGTTCTCAAACGGGTTGCCCGAAATTGACGTTCCGTCTGCGAACTCGCGAGTGATGGTCTGGTCAATGACGCGGAGCTGCAAGCCGTTGAGCCAAGCCTGCTTTGCGAGCATGGTGTTCACGGTTGCGAGGTCGGGCGTCTGTGCCATACCAACAGCGTTGGCGATGTACGATGCGCAGGACTTGATAATCTGCTGGGACGAGCAGATACGGTACAGTTCGTTAAGGTTCACGAAAGCGAACTTGGGGTTCAAATTCTTATACTTGGCGAACTTTACGAGTTCTGCAAGGTCGCCGATGATGTCGGCCGAAGCGCTGTCGCCCCAATCCGAACTTGTCGCCCTCTTCATTTCGTCGTCGACATCGTAGTCGAGGTCGAATTCGTTGGCGAACGTTGCATTGTTGGTGGTCGTGAACTTCAACCGTCCGGCATTCGAGGCAAGCGCCCACGCAACGTACTCTAATTCGGCCTGTACACCCGTGAAGCAAAAGTCCACATCCTCGCCCCAGTACTGCACGAGTTTTACCGCGTCCTCGTCTTGAGCAAAGGCCAGTTCTGTCTGATACTCCTTGAGGTCGTAGCGCGACATTTCGCGGCTAATGCTGATGAACGGGATGTCGCCCTTGGCGCTCTCGAAGTGCGGGCGACGCTTACGCAGAACCGTACCGTTGTCAGTGTGGATGTCTGCTGCGATATGCGCCCTTCCGAGTTGGTTTTGCAGTGTCTTCCAAATGAAGCCGTTGATCTTGCGGACCGGGAAGTGCTTGCCGAATAGGAACGGCGTTGCGTCTACTGTGTTCAGACGCGCCTGCACCATTTGCTGCGTCAGCCCTTGGATAAGAGTGTTTACGATTGTTCCTTCCATAAAGCGTCTGATTTTTAGTAGTTAATAATACCTGTGAGATGTTTAGCGACAAAGGCAGGCAGTTTATTGCCGGAGGTTACGGCAATAAGCCATGCGTCGGTGTTGATGTTTGACTTGGGCTCGACAATCTTACCCGTGCCAACAATCGAGAGAGGAACATATTTCAGTCCCGCGCCGTTTTCGGCTGCCGCCGCCTTGGCCTCGGCAATACACCCGCCGAGTGCAATCGCTCCGACGGCCGCTTTTAGCGTCAGAGTATCGTACTCCTTGTTTGAAGTGTCAATCGTCGTGATGTCCGACGCTTTGCCGCCCTCGGCAATCATCACAAAATCGCCGACCTTGAAGTTGTGAAACTTCTTGACCTTGATCTCTTTGCCTGATTCGGCAACCTCGGCGAAAACTTCGGCGGTCTTAACGACATGGCAGATACCGTCCACAGGGGCAGAAAGCACCGCACCCTGCTTCAAGTAGTCGCCGCCCAACTCGGAGGTGTTCACAGACACACCGCCTCGGATATCGGCGACCTTGTGCATAATGACAAGAGGGGTTCTCGTGTCATTACGCTTCTTTACAGTCATTCCCATTTGTGTAAAGTTTTTTGGTGGTTAAACGATTAGAACGGCTGCCCGTCTTTCGGAGCGGTGGTTCGGGCGGAAATCGCCTCGACCTGTTCCTTGGTCAGCTCGTCCCCTTTGCTTGCGCCGCCATGCTGTGCGGCCGGTCTGCCGAATACAGCCCCTTTTGCACGGAAGTCGCCGGCAATCTCCTCTACCTCTGTCGTAAGTTCCTGTTTGAGCGCATTGAAATCGTCGTCCGACATGGTGTCAACACTGATACGCTCGTAGGGCTTGCGGAGCTTTTCGGGCAGTTTGCCGTAGATTTCCGAAAGTTGCTGCTTGCGGGTTGCGGTTGTGCGGTCTCCCTCTATGCGGTCGAGGCGCTCGATAAGCGTCTTCGCCCACGCCGGAGTTTCGTCCGAACCCCCGCTGGTGTTGGGTTTGCCGCCCTGCTGGCCGTCGCCTTTGTCGTCAGCAGCACCCCCGTTTTCGTTGATTTTGACGCCGTCTTTCAGACCGTGTTGCTGCTCGTAGCGGCTGACGGCAGATTCCGACGCCTCGGAGGCGCGGCTGTCCCCGTACTTCTCGACGACATCAGCCCATGTCATCTTTTCGACGGTTGCCTCGACATCCTCCTCCGTCTTCACAGTGTTCGTCAATGCGTTGACTATCCTGTTCAAGACAGCAGCGCTAACCCCCTCAAACTTGGCTTTCAGCGCCTCAAAAAGTTTCTTTTTCATACGAATTTAGATTTACTGTTCAGTTTACTGCACAAAGATATAGATATTTTTTCAAATGATTATAATATAAACATTATTTTTCACTTTTCTATTGATATATTTTGGTATATTGGTAAATATTGCATATATAGCCACCGCGGGCTGCATTCATTTATACATTGGCGGATTTCAAAAAAAATTAACTAAAAAGGTTATTTTCTCCTGAAAAGTTTGTTATATTAAAAATAGTTCACTTATATTTGCAGTGTGATTATAACATAAACACCAACTAACAATGAAAACGACATCAACACTTAACCTCTCGACCAAGTACATCAACCGCAACTACCGTATCAAAGTATCGGGCATCGACAACGAGGGCAACCGGGTACACAAGCTCGTAGGCGTTAGGGGTATGATAGCCCTTATCGGTGTTGACTTCGCCAACAAGTTCCTCGACCGCGCCGAGAACTGCTTGGAGGACAGTTGCTGCTGCAAACTCCGCCGAGGTATCAAAGTAACATTCTACTCAAAATAACAGCATTATGAAAACGAAAATCTACCGAGTATCGAGAGAGCGGGCTATACAAATAGCCGCCAACCACAACTGCGTATCACGCGAGACGGCGCAACAGTACACCGACAGCGAACTGAAAGAGGTCTTGCGGCAATTGAAACTTAAGGCAGCGTTCTAACATGGAACAGATTATCGAGGGCGCATATTACGCTGGATTCGAGCCGAGCGCTGACAACCTTTCGCTCGACGCCCTGTTTGAGGAAGCAAGGGAATTTCTTATATCATTAACCTAATAATAGTACACAGCATTATGGAAAATCAAGCAATGACGGTTCAGCGGGGACTGAACGAAGTAGTGATGAACAAGGTTCAGCGGATGATTGACGGCAAGGCCGTAGGTGTTCAGGCGACAATGGAGCGCCTCGTGAACGAGGGAAAAATCGCACAGGACTACATCGCCCCGATAGGGGTCAATCTGAAAGCCAACGACCACAGCCCCGTTATCACTTTCAACGGGGACGGCGCCCATCTGTCGATGAATATGCCCGACGGGCAGTACAGCCTCCACGATAATGCCATCGGCCAACTCGCCGACCGTATGGGAATCCCGCAGCGGTACCTCCGTTCCCTCGCGGGTGGCGACGCTTGGGCACGGGCGCTCGCGGCGACGGTTCTCAACGAACACAGCGGCTGGACGAATCGCAGCCGGGTTCTCATTCGCACGGTAGGTACGCAGGTTCGTGGCGTGTTGAGCGACAGTTACCGCCGGTTAAACAGCGTCGAAATCCTGACAACTTTCGTACGGGAAGCCGCCGAGCAGGGAGCGGTTATTGCCGATGCCTATATGAACGACACGAAAGTATGGGCGGAAACAATACTCCCGCAGCCGCTCGTTATCCCGACTGCCAAGAATGGAGATGTAGTTATCTTCGCAGGGGCCCGATTTAGCACATCCGACTACGGGGACGGAGCAGTTGATATGCGGGCTTTCCTATTGAATGGAGCCTGCCTCAATGGCATGGTTCGGGAAAGCGTAATGAAGCAGGTACACCTCGGCTCGCGCCTGCCTGACAATCTCCACCTCTCGGAGAAGACCTACACCCTCGACACGCAGGCAACCGTGTCGGCCGTAAGGGACTTGACAAAGGGGCTGTTCAGCCGCGACACGCTCGAACGAAAAGCCTACGAGATACAGGGCGCCTCGGAAATGGATGTTGATTTCGAGCAAGAGCTGCGTCGTTTGACTCGCGACGGCGGTCTCCTCAAGCAGGAGGGCAAGGCGGTTGAGAAAATCCTAATGCGAAACGACCCCGAGGACGGCGTACAGGGCGGCGCGACGCTTTGGAAACTGACACAGGCCATCACAGCACACGCTCGCGAACTGACACCGGAACGTAGCCGCGAACTTCACGAAATCTCGGGTGCATTGATGGACCGAGTAAGATTGAACGCATAACACACACCAACGCCCGCAAACCCGGTTTTCGGCGGGTTTGCGGGCTTAATTAGTCAAGACAATGAACACAATACAGAAATATATAGAGATTAAGGATATACAGCCGGAAATGCACGAGTGCTTCTTCGCTTTCAACCTCGAACAATTTGCCCAGGGCAGGAAAGCCGCCGGCATACCCGATGACAAAAAGATATTCCATGCCAGTATGGGATTGTATGGGACGGACGACGGCTTACGCCGCTACTTCGCCGACGTAGACGCTATAATCGCCCGCATTCCGCGAGAGTGCGACCCACAAGATGTCTATAACTACGAGTTTGATAATCACGAGTGCGCGCATCAGCACGATGACACCGAAGCGATACGGCTGGTCGTCGCCTACTTCGGTGAGGATCGCGCAAAGACCGTCAAACGTCGCGAAAGTTGCGCACACAGCCGGATAAACGCCTTGTTCAGCGATGACAGATAACAATGCTATAACAATCGTATATCATATCTATAACACGCGATAACGAAGAGAAAAGAATAGTATAGAAAAGAATAGAAAAGATATAAACCTCTTACGAGGTGGTGATAACCGCCCTGTGTAGTGCAGGCACAAAATTAAAAGAATTATGGCAAAAAAAACATTCAAAATCAGAGGCCGATTCAGTTTCGGCGTATGGGCCAAAGTACAAGCGAAAACCCGCGAGGAGGCCGAGGCTATCTTTGCCGGCTGTATCCGGGCGCGCCTTGCCAGTATCGAAGTGCTGGACGAAGACATCATCGATTGGGAAAGCGAAATCAAGAGCGACGCGACCGTCAACCGAAAACAGGACAAGGAGGAATAGGTATGGATAAGAACAGCCAACAGTACGAAAACATTACTCGGAAGCTCCGCAACTTGTTGAAGTTGGCCGAGCAGGGCGTACAAGGCGAAGCATCCAACGCTCGCCGCCTGTTTGACACCCTGTGCGCGAAATACGGGCTGACAATGGATGATATCGTCGACACCGAGAAGCGACAGCTCTACACCTTTGAAATCGGCCGGAACAAAGACCTTCTTACGCTGTTTGTTCAATGCCACGGCGTTGTTACCGGCGAGAGGTCGCTGTCATACTATCAAACCAGCCGCTCCGAAATACGGGTTAAACTCACGGCCTATCAATACGCCGAACTAAAAGCCCTGTGGACTTGGCATAAGGACAACTATAAACGCGAGCGCGATGCAATTCTGGAAACCATAACCGAGGCGTACATTGGGAAGCACAATTTATATCGCGCCCCATCGGCTGACGATGAACAGTCGCAGGAAGACTATAAACTGACAGCCGAGGAGTTGGAACGCCTTGTGCGTGTGGCCGCTATGCGTAACGCTATGGGGGACAGATTCTACACAAGAATGCTTGGAGATGGAAAAGAACAGTAAAAACACCGAGCACATTTATCGGGTGTCGTTCAAGGAGCCACCCTATGATTTTTACGGGGAGCAATGCGATTTCTTCTTCGGCTCGCTGTCCGCAATTTACGAACAGTTTGACCGTAACGATATCGGATGCAGTGTGGAGCGTCTGTGGAACCTTGGCGTCAGCGATGGCAACACCTATAACGGGCGGCGCTGCACGATAACTCGCGAGGATGTCTTGCGGAAAAAGCGCAGAAACGCCCCTATTGCCGCGCCTAATTTGTCGGACAATAACTTGCCCAAGGCGAAAAGTAAGGCCGGCATTCAGCGAATCACGATAAAATAACTATATTTGCGACATGGCAAAGACTGAATTTGAAAAGCGTTTGGACGCAATGTCCGATAAAGAATTTTTCCATATTTCCGAACCTTTCAACGATGCTGCGAATGACACGCCCTATACCGAAACAATACAGGGTCAGACCCCGAACGGCGGCGCTTACTCCCGAGCGTTTTTTTACGATAAGGACAATCGGCCGTGCGTTAAGTCGGAAGCCCAATTTGTCAATATCGTTGAATATGACAAACAGGGCAACCGAATTAACGAAAGTTACGGTATTATGTCCTCATAGGTGAGCGGATAGGCTTTGTGCCATACGGCGGATAAATGCTGCCCTGTTAGGGTATGAAGCCTTGAACCATGTGTGGCTATTTATATACTGCGACATGGACTCCGCAAAGTCTTCCGATAGATTTGTCATCGCATATTTCGATGGATATCCCCATTCTGCTTTCGCGATTCCACCTTTCTTCGCGATGTCAGCCCAGTACTTCAAATCAGCCTCGACAGCCTGTTTCCAAGTGTCTGTCGAGGTTATTTTATGCTTCAACCCGTCAATAATGTGGGCGGCTTCGTGCGCCATAACCTCTTTGAATTGGCTCTTGTCTACTTTCATCCAAAACGATGTGTTGCCGCCGTCCGTTGCGCATGATGTGTGCTTTGGGTTCTTATATGCTACCTTCCAATATTCGTCGACAGGGCACGGCTCGTTGTAGAAATTAACACGATTAATACCTTTTCGCAGGTATGGTGGGAACGCCTGTATAACCTCGCTTGCCTCGGTAGTCGACAATAGGACACCCTCTTTTTGTACGCCCACAGGATAGCCGAACTCCTTCCCGTACTTGTCTTTGAAAATAACCATATCTCGAAACTGCGGCTTTATTAGTCGCTGGCGTCCGCTGGCGTCCGTGTACTGTATAGCCCCGTTAATTGGATAGTCCCGGAGAACCCTTGACATCGTAAATGTATCATCAACAACGCCCCATTTCGTGAGGTCGGCGCAGGTTATATTGGCACACTCCTGTTTTAGTTGGTTTATCATCATAGCGCGCTCAATGTCCGTCCGCTGTGCGCTGTCGTCAAGTTGGCTCAACAGGGCGGCGACTTTCGGGTTGCGCCCCTTGTACTGCTCTGCATATTCAAATACGCCAGACTGCCCCATAATGGCCGCTATCCGTGTGTGGCCTTGCGCCGCTGTGAAAGCCTTTCCGACATAGGAGGGATTATCGGATAAAAAGTACGGCAGGGAACTACTCTTGACCACTCTCGCTGCGTTATCCTGCACCCAGCTCTTGAACGCCGCCGGCACATCATCGACACGGTTCACGCTCCGGCCGTCGAGCGGTTCCCCCGCCAATATCCGGCGGGTGTCCTCGGCTATTTCATCGTCGGTTTTCAGTATTGACACTGCATGGCATCGGCAATGCGGGTGCCAACCCGTGAACTTAAAATCCTTGGGGTACTTGCCGGCCAGTGTGTCGCAGATGTCGTTAAACTTCACGCCGTTGAGCGTGTGGTTGTTCGACAACTTGATTTCAATTCCGACGACGAAGTCCATTTGCTGCCAGCGCAAATGGTCGGAAGTTCTGTACGCGATGTTTGTCTCGGTGGCGGCGAGGCGGCGGGCATTCTTGTACGAGGAGCGATACACACCCTGCCCGGGGTGGAACTCCTTGGCGCGGTGCGATAGGACGAGCTGTCCGTGCTCGTCTCGGACACGGCGGAACAGTTTGTCGGGGTATCGGAGATAGTCCCGCAGGTCGCGGCTCAACTCTTCAGCTGACCGTCCGTTTCGTATACCGATGTCGATCCCCATTTCGATTTCGCTCTTGAATTGGTCGGTGTACCGCCACACCCTATCCGACAAGTTCAGCCCCGACACACGGCGCTGCTCGAAAGCCCTGCGGGCGTCGTCGTTGGTGCTGAAATAGCGGTGCTCCTGTTCGGGTGTCAGTCGGCCGACATTATCTCCGAAAACACGGCGCGACAGTTCGTTGTTCTTATTGTTGGCGAGCGTCCATGAAGCCTCTATGCCGTTCAATACGACGGTCTCAATAGACGATTTCAGCCGCGACAACAGGTTTTCGACCTGTTTGTGTATCTTTGGAAAGTCGTCGAATGAAAACAGCCTGTCGGCCTTGATTGCGCCCACAGACAGGCCTATTCGCACCGCTTCCCGGACAGCTGACTGATAGACACGGTCAATATAACGCTGCACGGCCGCGATGTTACGCTTGTTCTGATCGTCATATTTCGTGGATTTTGCCATAACATTGTTATAACTGTATTATAATATACTTATCGTTCACGGTGGGGGGGGGAAAACCATGCCGGCCTCCCGCCGCTCCTCCGAGCTGCGTGTTCCGTGAAAACGGCATCGCCAAACAAGCTAATTTCCCGCTTTGTCGCCCTGTTTTTGGTTCTGCGGCTTCCTCGGCTGTGCCGGGGACAAGTCAGACAGTTCCAACGCGTCGAACGAATCCTCCTCGGCTATCTGTTTCATCGTTTTTTCCACATCGTCACTGTACCCAAACTCCTCGATACTCTCGCGCTGCGACATCAGCGCCTTGCCGCCGTTGGCCGCCTGCAGCGTATCGACCGTTTCCTTGCGGTCTGTTATCGAGAACGGAGTAATTTTCGACTCGACGGGCAGAGCGTCGATGTCGGCGTGCCACTCCTCCGGGAGCGCCGTTTTAAGGAACGCCTTGACGACATTGACCTCACGGTCGAGAGCTTCGAGCAGGCGCCCGCTTTCATCGTTCACTTTCATCTGAGCGTCGATGAAAAGCTGCTTGCGGCTCTCCCCGGACAACGCCTGCTGCGACATCTTCTCATACGACCAATCGGGGAGCTGCAACTGCGTAAAGAACAGCGAGCGAAGCTCCTGTGTGTGGAATTTTAGGTTCTCTATTGCTTGGGACCAAGTGACATACTGCGCTATCGAGCCTTTCGGGAACTGCATAACAGTTTTGAACTCTTTGTCCTGTCCTTTTTCGTCGCCGAATTGGATAACTTCGTCAGCCATCACGACGAAAATCGGCTTACTGTTCTTGCGGAGGTAGTTGCCGTTGCGGCTCAACGCCCACTCAATCTCATATACTGTTCCGATTTGGTCTTCCCAAATAGGCGTCGGGCGCCAGTTATATACGGCCGGAATTTTCAGTATCGTGATATCCTCGTCCTCGACCTGTTCCCACTCACCGTTGGCGTTGCTAAACTTGATGTGCTTCGTTGCCGTATAGGTGTCAAAGAACTGAACATCCTTCTTGCCGACCTTACGGGTGTACCCGACTGACATAGCCACCATATCGCCGTAATAATCGTACAGAGGGTACAGCTCGTCGCCCTGCATAGGGGAGAAGTTGCGGCAGCGAAATTTTAGAGGACTTTTGAAGCCGTACAGGTTATTCCGCTCCTCAATGGCGTACCACAGCGTCATGTACTCACAGGATGCGAACAGCATATTGAAGCGCTCGATGTTCACGCTGTCAATGCGATTGCGCGCGAAAATAGCCTCGATATAAGCCGCGATTTTCTTCTGTCGGTCGTTCTGCGGCTTGTAGACACGCTTCGGCGGTATGCCGCAGCACAGCTCCGTCATTCGCTTTACGGCGAGGCGCGGCAGGTCGAGGGCTATGCGCGTAACATATTCGATGCCCTCTTCCGTTACGATGTCCGGGTACTTCTGCTTGTTCATCACGGGATGTCGCATCGGGTCGTACTGATGCAGCAGCCCGTTTCGGCCGCCCCACGCGGGAACTTTGATTGTCTTGTCTTTGAGAGTGTTTATCTTCTCGGCCGCCGTCAATTCTTTGGATTCCAAGATTTTGTCGATTGACATACTATTAAGATTTTTAAGTGATTAAACCATTTTTTTGATACGGGACAGGTCTATCGACTGACGTGCCGTGTGCAGGGGATAGAACGAGTTGGCAAGAGCATCGAATCGGTCAGGAGAGCGGCCGAGACGCTTTTGTATGTCCTCCTTGGGTTCGATGATGATACGGCCATCGGATCGGAACAGCCATCGAATCTCCGACGCTTCCTCGGCCAGCCGGCTGTCGGGGGGGAGCATGGCCCCCGTTCCGTTCTTGGGGTTGAGCCAATCGCGGACGCACCAAAACAAGTAAGCCCGCATATTTGCGAACTTGTACTGCCCTGTGATGTCCGCGAGTTCACGGTCGAAGCGCTTTGCGCCCTCGCTGTACTTGCAGCTGATTATGTACCGTTTGTCGTCTTGTTCAATGGCGCGGGAATACACACCAGCCCCCTCGCCTATAGTGTCAATGCTTACGACCATACGTGGGTGGCGGCGACGGGCAGCGATAATCTTGCCGGCGACCTCCATGTGGTCAGCCTGTCCGCCTGAGTTGTGGGCAACGATTACGGCAACATAGCGGCCGATTCGTTCGCAGTAACAGGTACTGTCGCGACCCATACCGGCCACATCGACGCCGAGGACACGTATTTCGGAGGACGCCTGTATGGGCTCTTTCCCGCCGGCCTGCCGCCAGCGTTCCTGCGCCGCCTCGATCCACTGCATCGGGATAAGGACATCGTCCGCGACTTTAGGGAACTTCCCGAGCACCTTGACACGGAACAGGTCTTCGGGGCGATACCACAGCCCCTCGAACTCGAAGTCGTCGAGTTCCTCGCTTCGCTCCTCCGGACTTATGGGCATACACCACTCGGCGATTTTGTCCTTAACCCAATCATAGTCCACCTGCCCTGGGATAATCAGTCGCCGTTGCAGGACATTCGGGGCTGTTAGGCTGTTCAGCCGGAATGTCGCCCAGCGCCCGCCCTTTTGGCTTCGGGCTGCATAACCGACAGGACTGTTCGGGTTGAACACGATTAGGATTCGGCTATCGCCTTGCAGGTTACCCTCTATAGCTTCAAATATGCTGTCAGGGATACCAGACGCCTCCGTTACAACGAACATAGTGTTCACGGCGTGAAAACCCGACCACGCCTCGTGATTGTGCTCGTCGGCCTTGAAGCCCGTCAAGAACCATTCTTCGTTGTCGGTACGGATGTCATAGGCTGTCAGCCGGCCGGGAAGCAACACTCCGCGCCGCTTCGCCTTGTTGTATAGGCGCGACACCTCCGGCATCATAATGTTCTTTACCTGCCTGTCCGTCGGAGCCGTGAGCGCCACTTTCGTGTTCCCGACTAACTCGTGGCGGGTGTTCCAGCGCGGGGTCAGATAGAGGAACGACATAGCCGCGCACGCGGCGACAAAGTCCTTGCCCCGCGCCGTGCCTGAGGAGACACTGGTGCGGGGGTTGAACTGCACGGACGACAGGATTTCCTGCTGCTCCCGGTCGAGCGTGACGCCCAGCGCGTCGCGGACAAACCTATTCCAGTCTGCCCGCCAACTGTCGATGAGGGCAACGCCACGCCGCCGTAGTATGTCGTCTGTTTTTGCCATTGTCTTATTTGAGTATAATTCGCCGTATGTCGCGTTTTCTTTCTGAAGTGGATAACTTATACGCCTGCGTAGATTAACGCCGCCATTTGGGCCGATTTAAGCCTACTCACCCGTCCCTTGTTGCTCTTCGTCGTCAATCACGCCGCTCTCCATGAGGAACGTGGCGAAAGACATACTGCCCTGAATATCTTTCTTCTCCGGCGCGTATAGGCCGAGCAACTTGCGACGTTCTGCCAGCTGCGCTCGGATTTCTGAAATGTAAGACGGGTCGCCGAGCCGGACAACCTGTTCCTGCTTGTTCTCGACGGCGTATGTCTGAATCGGTCTTTCGTTCTGTCCATCACCCTCGCTGTTACGCCGGTTTGCTGGTGCTCCCTTACGCGTGGTGGCTGTCCTTGTATAGTCAGTTTTAGATTTCTCCCATTGCTCCCATAACTCGCGCACTGTGTCATCAATGCGAGCAAGTTCGAGTTCGAGAGCGTCGTTCATATCCGATATGCGGCTATCACGCCATTCGTCGAGCAGCGTCCCGATATCGTTGTGTACTGTGCGCGTGGAATAAGTCGGCAGGTCAAGACGTTTCATAACCTCCGCACGGATGCTGCGAATACTATACCCGCGTTTGTAGAGCTGCGCCACGATTTCGAGGCGCGCCTGTTTCTTCTGCTCCTGTGCTTTTCGTTGTGCCTTGCTCATAGTGTTTTCGTTAATTCGAGGAATTTCTGATAAAATTCAAGGTTGCACGACGACAGTTCGATGTACGACTTCCCGAACTCGGGGAAAGTGTGTACAGCAAAGTGGCTCTCGGTTAAGAGCCACAACGCCGTGTACCCTTGCGGTGTAAAGTGGTGATCCGTGAAGCACAGGATATTAAACCCTGCACTGCGGAGCACATCGTCAAACATTGCCCGTATCTTCTGCGGGTTCGTTTCCACTATCCACTCTGAAAAGTTCCAAATCTTCGCTTGCATACTCAATCTTGGGGTAATTTTGTTTGATGTTTTTCGTGTTGCCCTTGTAGAACACGAGTATATTTTGGTGCATCTTTGCCACCTTCCGATTTTCCATGTACCGTGATGCCCGCAGGGCTGTGCTTGCCCCCGTCTCAATCAATATGATTTCGTTGTACAGGGACATCCCGTTGTCCTTGAAAATACGCTTTATGTCGCCGCACAAGTCATAGTAGAAGCCCGACGACCTATCCCTGACATCGCCTATGACTATAACCGCGAAACGGTTGTCCCGTAGGCAATTGATGGCGGACGAAAAGGCATTGCGGATAATAGCTACAAAATCCTCGTAGCTGCCTTGGTTTGAAGCGTCGTTAGGGAGATCGCTGTAATGTTCGAGGTCGAAGTACGGCGGGCAACTGAACAGCAGGTCTTGGCTGTTGGGCTCAATATGCTGCGCGACATTCTGTCCGTCGTCGCAGATGTACCGCGCCGTCATACTCTCCGTGCGGGTGTTGTTGAGTTCTGCCTGTTCCGGACGCAATTCTATACCAACGAACTCGTTGCCGAGGTAAGCTGACACGTAACCGAAAACGCTATCTCCTGCGAAACAGTCAAAGGTCTTGCAGTTTTCCAACCCAAACCAGCGACAAACTATTTCCGCCATGACAGGGTCAAGCAGTGACACGCCCGCCGACAGGACTTTGCTCGCCTCGTGTTCTTTCACGTCGTCGGGCACATACTTGTCGAGGTATTCTTTGAATGATATGCCAAGCTCTTTCCGGTGTTGGCGTGTACGTTGATACAAGTCCTTGTACTTGATTTCGGGGCTTTGTATCAGCGTGTCGTTGCGGCTCTCACCCATATCGCCGATAAGTTCACGCCATTTCTTTTTGCGTTCCTGCCAATATCCTTTCCTCGTATCAATGATAGAAAACGGAGGTACTACAAAACGGTCATTTAAGGAGGCGTTGGCGGGTTGACTATTTGTGCCTCCGCTTTCATTAGCTTTTTCCCACTCCGTGTTTTGCCACACATCAAGTCCCCAATCGACGATTTCTTCTGTATCCCACTCGTTGGCAAGAGCATCATAATCCCACTCACCGAATCCGACATTATCCTTGATGATGAACTCTCGCTGTTCATCATCAGACAGTGCAGAAGCTCGCATAATTATTGCAGTCGGTTCTTTAAGCCAATTGCCCCACGTTGTCAGCATCTGCTCTTGTTCGTAAGCTGTCTTTTTGAGGTATGTCTTGTTTTCGGCGAGCCGTGTGCTAATCTCCTCAATGGTCATTCCGCTTATCGCCACCAACGCCCTATAACGCATATTGCCGCCGAGAGCAGCAAAGTTGTTATCCACGACGATAGGGCGCAGTTCGAGCATCTTCGGAAGCACGAGTATGCTGTTGATTAGTTTGTCGAACTTGTCGTCCGTGATGATACGAGGATTCGCCCCGTTCACGTGCACCTGCGATAGTTTTACTGTTTCTGTTGTCATAGTAATTGAAAAATTTGTTTTGCTTTTGCTATGTCGAGTTTATGCGACGGGGCTAACTTGTAAATCTGTTGATGTGCACACGGACGCAACTTCTCTTTCGCTGCTTCAAGTCCCTCTATTCCGAGAGCCGCCCCCATATTCGCATACACGATAGGTAAAGTGGTGTTGTGCGCTATCTCGCAATCGAGCCAATGCATCGCTGTATTGACATCATTCAACGGGCTGTCATAATTTCGTGCCCCCATAACGAATACCCAATGTTTCGGGGATAGTTGCTCTATCACGCTGGAACATTCCAAACGTTTATCTACAACGATATTATGGATATGCACCCTCGGTTGGTTCTGTACGGACAACAGACGGCGAAAATGAGGACTTTGCGAACTTTGTTGTGCCTTATCCCGTGTAGCGTGGTTGTGTTTATCCCAAGCATAAATCAATTCGGCCATATCGCGATGCAACCCCATCGTATGTTCAAAAGTCGCGAGTTTCGTCACCCTGCGCATCGCCTTACGGAAGCCATGATACTTACCGCCTTGACATTTGTATATTTCGTTGGCGTTGTAGATGTACTCCACATTGCCCGCAATGGGGGTGCATATCTTTCCGGGAATCCCGTAACGACGCATATCCTCTTGACAAACTTTCAAAGAGCAACCCGCCCGTCGAGCTTCCTGTATAACGGTTATCTCGTCATCCCTGTTTCCCGTGAGGCTAATAGGGGCAATATGCAACATAACAGAGTAGTTCCCCATAATGCTGCTACGCTTGAATATTGCAAGTGTCTTATGACCGTTGTTATTGTACACTTTCCAATAGAAACCATCCGCCATAACCATTTGCAGAACGCTTTGGTAGTACACAGGATATACATACAGTCTTGCTCTCTGCGCATAGAACGGAGCAAAAAGGTCGAAACATTCGGGGGACACTTTTTGTACGCCTGATAGAAATTCGTATGTCGGATTGACGGTCATTCGTATCATATAACTGTTACCTGTTTATCTCGTGCCACAAAGGTAGTGAAATGATTATAATATAATCATATTCCAGGGCAAAAAAAGGGATTTTCGGGGGCTTTTTCGCTAAAAATCGCCTGTTTTAACAGGTTTATTGTGGAAACCCGTAGCAACTCGTCCGGCGTCGTGCGGAAAACGCGCCATCCCATTAGCGTGGCCGTGTTGTACTTCTCAATGTCGCCGAGGAAGCCCTGCGGCCGCGTATGTCGCCCGCCCGTCCACACGCCACCCTCGACCTCCAACGCGACACGGTGGGCCGGTATCGCATAGTCGAACCGCCACCGCCGCTCGGGATGAAATTTGTACTCCTTGATACACTCGACACCAAGGTCTGTCTTGCACACGACCGTAAAGACGTCCCTTAATTGTGTCGAATTCGCCGTATTTCGCCTTTTCTTTGATTTGCTTATAACTTGCTTATCCATTTTCTGAAACGCTCTGTACGGGGCTAAAATGCATCAAGATGTCAATCTTAATTCCGGAGTTTGCCATTTTTTGTACTGTATTATTGATGTTTACTATATCCGCGTTTACTGTTTTACTTCCCCTGTTTTGGGGCCGTCACCTGTTGTCGGTGCCGCTTCCTGCTATACGGGTTACTGCGTGTCCTGTGCCAATAGGCCGACCGAGTGTAGCCCGCCCTGGGCTTCATATTATGCTCCTTGTGGCAGCGCGGGTCGGGGTGTGTTGCAATCGTCATCTTTGAGAGCACGTTGTATAAATCTTTGCAGGCCTTGGCCATATCGGCCATAGCCGCCGCGAGTTTGAGGACTCCCCGTATCATACAGTTAACCCTCCTTTCTTGCATTTTTGTTTGAATAACTCGTATACCGCACAATCAACACGATGACTGGGTAATATGAGTGTGCTAAGATTGGATATACCGTACACAATTGCGGCTTGACTGCGGTCAAAGATGACGCTGATATCTAAGATATCGTAGCCCATACGCCAGAGCTGTTCGGCTATCATTCCTCGATAGTACACCAAGGGGTAACGCCTGCTACGGCCGCGCAACACCTCCGGGGTTACGCCGGTTATGGAGTGCATAACCTTTGCGAGAGCGTCAAAGTTCTTTTCAATGGTGGTTTTCATCTCTCACCTCCTTTCAGCAGTTCGGGGGTGTCGTGGATGTTGCCACACACGATGCACTTGTTGAGACATCTAATGATGTTTTGCACAATCTCTCGGCCATCGCGAGTTTGATGGTATTGGTTAATGCCAACAAAGCCGCCCTCGATAGCTCGGTATTCAATGCGGACTGT